CGTATGCCAGATGGCCGGGGCGCGTGGCGGACGTCTCCGTGTTTGTCGTGAGGTAGATGCCCGGCACCTGCGCGACGGCTTCCCGGCTCCGGGGGTAGACGTACTCCCCGCCGAGCAGCGTCGTGAGCGCCGTACTGGCCTTGAGCGCCGTGATGATGGCGCCCGTGACGGCGACGGTCACGTGTCCTCCAGCGCGTCGCCGAGCGCCTCGGAGAGGATCGCCGCCGTCGTCTCGCGCTCCGAGACGATCGCGTCGAGAATGAACGGCCGGCCCTGCATCCGCGAGGTACCCTCGTGGACGGCCTCGGCGTACTCGACGGGGTCGCCGACGAGCCCGGTGACGGTGCGGCCGGTGATCTGGGTGTCGTGCTTGATGTTCGCCCGCAGGTGCCCGGTCTGGAACGGGGCCCGGTAGTACGGCGACGAGCCCGGGGAGCAGTTCAGCTTGGCCCGCCCTTCGACGTTGGCCGCGGCGAGCTTCATGCCCTCCGCGACCGCCGGGACGATCTTGATCGCGAGGTTGTCGAGCCGGGCCTTCAACTGCTCCGGCGTCATCCGGGCCATCAGATGATCCCCCCGGTGAGGATCGACGAGAGGTCGAGCCCCCGGCCGGCCGCGACGAGCACCAGGACGATCGCCGTGATGCGGAGCGTCCAGACGAGCGCCTGCCGGGCGTCGGTGTAGAACGCCACGGAGTCCCGCTGCATGTCGCCGAGCTGCACCCGGATCTCGGAGACATCGCGCTTCACGTCGCTCATGTCTCGTTCGAGCGTCCCGAACCGCTGCTCGACGAGCTGGTGCCGCATGGCGCATTCTCGGTGCGTCACGGGCAGGTCCTCGTCGGTCATGCCGGCACCTCACGGAGGGCTACCTCGTAGTGGTGGATCGCGCCGGGGCCGTTCGTCCGCACGCGGATCGCGTCGACGGCGTACGTACCGGAATACCCGCTCTGCGTGGTCACAACCCGGTACTCGCCGCCGGCCGCCGGGAAGGTCGATGCGCCGATCTCGAGCACGGGGATCGATGAGTAGATGCCCTTCGTGATGTCCCCGGCGTACTCATCGGACCAGCAGTCGGCGTCATCCGTTGCCGGGGCGACACCGATCCCGAGGGTCGTGTCCGCGCCACTGTTGACGCCGAACGAGCACCGGAACCCCCCGTCGACGGGGGTGCACTGCGGGTCGGTCGCGTCGGCCGAATGAGCGCCGACCGTGCCGGCCGTGAGGTCGAAGTACGCCCACGCGGTGACGGTCTCCCCGAGGGCGTGGAGGCAGGCGTAGGTCCGCTCCTGCGCCGCGAGGAGGGCCGAGAGGGTGTAGTCCGTCCCGGCCGTGACCGCGAGCTCCCGGTCCACGAAATGCGGGGCCGTCGCAGTGGTCTCGAGCACGAGACCGTCGGCGGCCGTCGCCTCGTAGGCGGGCCAGGACGAGAGCGCGAGGTCTCCGCCGAGCAACGCCACGGCCGACGGCGGGAGCATGAGCGAGAGCGCGTCCTTCAACACGGTGCCCGACACGTCCCGGCCGAACTGCTCGCCCGGAGACGAGTAGTAGAACCGGCACGCGATCGGGGCCGTGGCCGCGTACCACTCGGGGGCCGTCTCGCCGTACGCGTCGGCCTTGCCGGCGGTGGCCGCCTGGATCGTGCAGACGTGCGGCAGTCTCACCGGCCGTTCACCTTCACGATGTGGTACTTCGAGATGCTCGCCGACGCGGCCGACGCGGCGGACACGTAGCGGTCGAGGATGTCGAATGCGGCGGCCCGGTGGCGCTTGATGGCCGATTCGATTTGGACCGTCTGCGAGTAGTCGCCCTCGGTCGACTGGTCGGGCTGCGTGCCGTCGAGCCGCATCCGGTCGAGGATGCCGGCCTTCGCCAGTTCGAGCGATGCCGACTTGCACGCCGACGCGTCCGCCCCGACGCCGTACGGCGCGAGGTAGGTGTCAATCTCCCGGTCGCCCTGCTCGATGATGGCCGTGAGGATCGGCGTCGAGAGCGTCGAGCCGGTGAGGTTCGTGAGCTCCGCCGTCGTGCAGTAGGTCACGTCCCCACCTCCGGCCGGTATCGCGGATCGCGGATGTCGTACTCGGTCGGGACGCCCGCGGGGTCGACCGGCGTCGTCTCGGAGAGGAAGTACTCGGACGGGACGAGCCCGGCCGGCACCTCGAGCCACGCGAGTTCGGCGGCGGTGTAGGCGCCCGGGTTCCCGGCGGCGTCCGCTCGGTCAGCGGCCCATGTGCGGGAGAGGTATTTCCCGCTGCCCTGGGTGCTGATGACCATGCGGGCGCCTCAGTACTCGATGCGTGAGCCCGCGTTCGCCTGGAGCGTGCCGACGGCCCACCGGGCCGAGACGGTCCCGCCCTGGAGCTGGCGGACGATGTCCTCGTACCGCTTGATCGTGATCGGCTGCCGCTCACCGATGACGGTCGAGTTGCCGGAGTCGAAGACGACCATCCCGATGTCGCCGTCGCTGTTGTACTCCCACGTCTGCGAGGAGGCGTCGGCCACGTTCGTGATGAACGGCGAGAGACCGAGCAGGTTCGGCAGCTTGCCGCTCTGCGCGGCCTCGGCGCCGACGTATCCCGTGGGGATGTAGTCGGCCATGATCAGCGCCTCGGCGTCGGGGTGCAGGACGATCCGGTCCGGAATGAACCCGTCGGCCTTGACGAGCTTTATCGCCGTGGCGATCGCCTTGATCCCGAGGTTCGAGCCTGAGGCGTCGTGCTCGTTCGCCGACGTGTTGTCGATCAGGTTGGTCAGGGCGATCTGGTTCAGGGTGTTCTCGAGCTTGGCCCCGGCCTTCCGGATCTCCATCTCCATCACGGGATAGAGCGCGTCCGCGACCATCTCGTCCGTGATCATCGGGCGGACGCCGTACTTCTTCGCGGTCAGCGTCACGGCGGTGTAATCCTGATCGCTGATCGGGATCTCGGCGCCCTCCGCGACTTCCGGAGCGTACGATCCGACCTCGCCGACCGGGATCGTCAGGGTGTTCGCCTTCATGGGCAGGACGGTGCACGCCTGCCGCATGCACTTCCACGGCTCCGCGCCCTCGAGCACGGTCGCGTGCATCTCGGTCTGGAGCAGGGTCGTCGACTCGATCGCGGTCGAGAGGAGCAGTTCGCGGACGGGCTCGATTTTGCCGTCGTAGACGGTGCCGAGTTCGCGCGGGATGGTTTCGACGATGCGCTGCAGGGCGCGGCCGTTCGGCTCTTCGAGGCCGATCTTCGCGTAGGTCTTGAAAAGTTGTGTCATGTCATGTCACCTTACGTTGCCGCCGTCCAGATCGGCGACATGTTCAGCAGGACGTAGCCCTTCCCGCCAACGGTGGAGGCTCCGGCGGCGATGTCTTCCTGGCACTGGCCGATCGGGAAGAGGCCGGTGCCCTCGCTGTTGTGGGCGGCGATCGCGCCGTCCTGGACGATGGCGCAGCCGGCGACGGTCGAGACGCCGAGCCAGTCGCCCGCGTCGGCGGTGCCGTTGTCGGCGGAGAGCTCGACCTTGACCTCGCAGCCGTTGCCGTAGACGAGGAACGACTCCCCCGCGGCAGCGCCGTAGGCGGCCACGCCGACGGGCGAGCCGAGGGACGAGGTCGCGGGGGCCACGGTCCTGCTCACACCGCTCGCGGCGAACGCGACGATCTGCCCCGCGAGAATCGTGCTCGCGGCGATGTACGTGCCCGTGACGCCGATGCGCCGGGGCTTGGGGTCGAATCCGACCGGGATTGTGTTTGCCATTTACTGGACCTCCCGGTAAATCTCGGTCTTCGTGATCACGAGCCCGGACGGGACCGAGAGCTCACGCGCCGGCTCGGCGGGGGCGCCGGCCTTCGGGAGCGGCGTCTGCTCGATCTTGAGCAGGCGGGCCTTGATGCCCTCGAGCTCGCGCATCTCGTCGCGGAGCGCGTCCACGTCGGCCGCGATCTTCGTGTTCGTCTCCGTTGCCTCGCCAAGCTGGCGGACCAGGTCCGCGTTGGCGGTTTCGAGTTCGGCAATCTTTGCCTCAAGTTCTGCTGTCATAGTGTCCTCTGTGGGGTCGTCTGTCGCACATGCCGCGGGCGATTCGCCCGGCTCCTCTCCGGATTCATTGTGGCGCAGGGTGCACGTCGAGCAGGCGCCGCGGTTCACGACCGCGCCGCCCAGGAACGTGATCGACTGCATCTCGTACAGCTTCCGCTCGGCGTTCCACCGCTCGGTGCCGGTCAGTTCGGCGGAGAAGTAGTCCGCCTCGCCGGCCTCGATCATCGCGATGGCGCCGGGAGAATCCGTGCCCGGGAGCCCGTGCAGGACGAGGTCGCCGACCACGGCGTCATCCTCGAAGCGCGGGCTCTCGATCCGGCCGACCTTCTGGTTGATGGTCCGGGGCTGTCCGCCCGCGTGCCGTGACCAGAGGGACGAGTCGGCCCAATTCCCGGCGTACTCGCGGAGGGCGTCGGTGCCGTACGAGCACGGCGTCTTGGCCGCGCTGTCGGTCCACGTCCCGGCCGCCAGCAGCTTTACCGAACGAACGATCAGGGCGTCACCGGAGCGTTCGAGATTGGAAGAAGAAGGGAGTTCGAAGAGGAGCTCGCGGCGGAACGTTCGGTCATCGGGTGACGGTTCGTCGCCGGGCATGTAGATATTTGATTCTTTGGCTAATAATTGAGTTTGGTTAACTCAGAGGAAAAGATGAAAACTATATTTAAGCAATCTTTTTAACCTGAGCCTTCTTCTCGGCCGCGCGCCGGAGGGTGCGGATATACGCCTGCACGGTCGACGTGGCCCGGCTGCCCCCGTTGTACTGCGAGTAGTTCATGGTCAGGTGCCGGGCGATGATGGCCGGGAACTTCTCATCCTGCATCTGCTCAATCACGCGCTTCTCGACCGCATGGAGCGGTTTGCCGGATGCCATTACTTCGGCACCTCCACAACAGGCGAGTAGCAACAGCGGCACCGGGGATGTATGGGGAGTTGTGGCTCCGACCCGATCTCGTAGACGTTGCCGTGCAGGGGCTCGCACTCGCCGCAGGTGCGTTCATCAAGACCCACGAGAATGCGGATCTTCGAGACGCCGGCCTGTGCATACCGGATCTTCGAGCCCTCGTTCACGCAGTACATCGTTTCCGTCCTCGCGATGGTCTCGGCCCGCGTCCGCCCGATGGCGTCGACCCGCTCGGCGATCCGCCGGGCCAGCTTCGGGACGCCCTCGCCCCCCATCAGCCCCTCGGTCAGGGAGGCGATGATCTGCTTGCCCATCTCGTCGGTGACGCCCTTGAGCGCCGAGACGTTCCGGGCCTTCAGCACGTCGAGCGCCCGCCAGTCGATGGGGCCCGGCGTCAGCTTCGCGCCGGTGGTGAGCGCCGCGAGGTTGGTGTCGGCCCATGTCACGCCCTGCC